AGAAGGAAACGAGAAAATGGCTGGAGCTAAAAAGAAAGTTATGCGTCGCAATGCTGGTGGTAAAGTAGTAGCTAAAAAAATGATGGGCGGCGTAAACAAAGCCAAAAAGATGGCTATGCGCCGTATGCGCGGAGGCGCTATAAAAAAGAAATAAGGGGCATGCATGGATGTTTATAATTTTATTAGTCAATACAATAAGAGATTGACTGATAGGATGGATGACATAAGTCAATCCATCACAAGTGGTAGTGTTTCCGATTGGGAGGACTACAAGGCAAGAGTCGGCGAAATACAGGGTGTCGCTTATGCTCTTGATGAATTAAAGGCCCTGCTTAAAAAGGTGAATTATGTCGAAGACACTGATAGTACCTGACTACGTTGTCGCGCAACGCGAAGCGAAAAAGAAAGCCGAAGAGGCTGCAAAGAAAAAAACCCTTACAGAAAGAATTCCACAACCCACTGGATGGCGTGTATTAGTCATGCCGTACATGGGTCGTGATAAGACTGAAGGGGGTGTTTATGTTCCTGATCAAGTTAGAGACCGTGAGTCAAAGGCTACTGTTGTAGCTTATGTCGTAAAGGTTGGACCTCTAGCATACAAAGATACCGACAAATTTGGTGACGGTGATCCTTGGTGTAAGGTAGGTGATTGGGTGTGTATCGGGCGCTACGCTGGATCTCGGTTTAGTATCGAGGGCGGTGAAGTCCGCATTATCAACGATGACGAAGTCATCGCAACCATCGTCGATCCAGACGATATCAAGTCATACGGAGGGTAGTTGTGTCAACTAACGCCGCAGAAATGGAAGAAAAAGAAATTGAAGTTATTGAAACAGTAGAGGAGGAGGGATCTACTGAGTTTGAAGTTGTTACTGATTCTTCGACTGGAGACACAGGATCAGAAGATGAAGCCAAGGATGAGTCTGAGTCGAAAGAAGAAGAGCTAGACACCTATTCCAAAAATGTTCGTCAACGTATTAGTCAAATTACTCAGAAGTACCGTGACGAGGAGTCTGCTAGAAAGTCAGCCGTTGATTACGCGGAGGCAGTAAAGAAACAGAATGATGAGCTAAAGCAACGACTAGAGTCTTTAGATCAGTCTTATGTTGGGGAGTTCGACACTAGAATTAAGTCTCAAGTGGACTCTGCCAAACAAGCGTATCAAAAAGCTTACGATGAAGGTGACGCCGATGGAATGTTCGAGGCTCAAAAGGCTCAAAAGAACATAAGTCGTTTAGCCATAGACGAGGCTCAACTTGACCAAGCTCGTAAAAGGCAGGAAAGAGACAGTGCTGCTAGAGAAGAGGCTCGGAATGCTCCGGCTCCACCGCCGCAACAGAAACAACAGCAACAGCCTGCTGCTCCAGATCCGAAAGCAGAAGCTTGGGCATCAAGTAATGACTGGTTCGGTACGGATCAGCCTATGACTTATGCAGCTTTTGGGTTGCACAGGCAATTAATTGAGGAAGAAGGATTTGACCCAACGTCCGATGAGTACTATAATGAGCTTGACAAGAGAATCCGCACAGAGTTTCCACAGAAGTTTAAGGGAACAAAACGCGGTGATTCTGGACCCCGAGTCGCTTCTGCGGATTCCAGTGCTTCTAAAGCATCGTCAGGTAAGGGGCGCAGAACAGTCAAATTAACTCCTTCGCAGATAGCTATTGCGAAAAGATTAAATGTTCCGCTCGAAGAATATGCTAAGTATGTTAAGGAGTAAGAAATGACTGATTCTACTAGAACGCCACGCGAAGCGTCAACTCGCGCTAAGACCCAGCGGCGCAAGCCTTGGGCACCGCCTTCAAAGTTGGAGGCACCCGATGCACCGGAAGGTTACAAGCATCGTTGGATTCGTACATCACTTCGTGGTGAGGATGACAAGATGAATGTAAACGCCAAAATTCGGGAAGGTTGGGAGCCTGTAAGGGCTGACGAATACCCAGAGATGGCGGGTCAATACCCCACCATTGATGATGGTCAGCATGCAGGTGTAATAGGAGTAGGTGGATTAATGCTTGCTCGTATCCCAGAGGAAACGGTCGAAGAAAGAACTGAATACTATCGGGAGCAGACCCGTCAACAAATGGAAGCCGTGGACCAAAGCCTGATGAGGGAACAACATCCCTCAATGCCTATTCATTCGGATAGGAAGAGCCGTGTATCATTCGGAGGTAAGTCAAATGGCTGACCTCCTACAAAACAAGGAGTAAGCAATGGCAAACGTCAATGTTGCCTTCGGCCTCAAGCCGATTAACACTGCTGGTAGCACTCCAGCTACAAGTGGTGTGAATGCATATCCTATTGGTGCTACAGCTTCAGCAATGTTTCAGGGAACTGCGGTAAAGTGTGACAACGGTGGTTCCATCGTTGTGGGCTCTGCCACAGGGGATACTGTAGCATTTGTTGGTGTGTTCCAAGGGTGTGAATTCGTTTCAGCCTCTACCGGAAAAAAGACTTTTTCAAATAATTGGCCCGGTTCAGGAAGTGCAAATACATCATTCCCAATCACAGGGTATGTGTATGACAACCCACTTCAACGCTTCATCGTTGCTACTGATGCAACATTTACAAATTTAGCGACGGCTCAAGCAGCTATCTTCGAGAACTCTCGTTTCGATAGCGGAGCAAGTGGAAGTGCAACCACAGGAATTTCATCTGCAAAGATGGATGTAGCCACTTTGGATTCATCTAACCTATCTCTTCCATTGAAGATCGTAGGAATTTTAGACGATGTAGACAACGAGGACTTCGCATCCGCAGGTATTCCTATGATTGTGATGATCAACAACCATGCATTGCTTCAGGCCGATTCTGAAGCGGCAATTTCATAGGGAGTTAGATAATGGCTATTTCTCGCGCACAACTTGCCAAAGAACTAGAGCCCGGTCTAAATGCTCTCTTTGGAATGGAATATAACCGATACGAAGGTCAGCATGCTGAAATCTTTGACACCGAGTCTTCTGACCGGGCGTTTGAAGAAGAGGTGATGTTGTCAGGTTTCGGTGCAGCACCTGTTAAAGGTGAAGGCACAGGTGTCAGTTTTGACGATGCCAACGAAGCTTACACTGCTCGTTACAATCACGAGACAGTGGCAATGGCCTTCTCAATCACTGAAGAAGCAGTTGAGGACAATCTTTACGATCGTCTTGCTTCTCGGTACACTCGTGCCCTTGCTCGTTCAATGGCACACACGAAGCAGGTTAAAGCTGCCGCAGTTCTTAACAATGCATTTGCCGCTGGCGCTTTCGCTGGTGGTGACGGTGTTGCTCTCTGCGACGCTAACCACCCGCTTACGAATGGTGGCACATTCAACAATGAGCCAGTGACTGCCGCTGATCTTAACGAAACTTCTTTGGAAGATTCACTGATCAGCATTGCTGGATTTGTTGATGAGCGCGGTTTGATCATTGCCCTTAAAGGCATGAAGCTTATCGTTCCTCGCCAGCTTCAGTTTGTTGCCGAGCGTCTGCTTGTCTCTAACCTCCGGGTTGGAACAGCCGACAACGACACAAACGCAATCAAGTCTTCAGGCATGCTTCCAAACGGTTATGTAGTCAACGACTTCCTAACTGATGCAGATGCATTCTTCATCAAGACTGATGCGCCAAACGGCTTTAAGCACTTTGAGCGTATGGCTCTGTCAACTGCAATGGACCCAGACTTCGACACTGGTAACATGCGGTACAAAGCTCGTGAGCGTTACAGCTTCGGCTTCTCAGATCCTCGCGCAGTGTTCGGTTCACCGGGCGCGTAAGTGTAGGCAAAATGATATTAAAGGGCGGCTTCCATGCTGCCCTTTTTTATTGTACAATGTTTTATTCCTGACAACTGCATTGGGCGGTTGACACTAGCCACGACAGGAGACTTAAATGGCTACTACTACTTTCTCTGGTCCTATTAAGGCCGGAACTATTAAGAACACAACAGGCACGGTTCTTGGCTCTAGCGTTGCAAACGTGGGTCAAGTTGTTATGGCTCAGACTTTTTCATTAGATCTTTCCGGCGGTGCAGTTGCAGCGCAGGTTACTGATGTTGTTATCCCTGCAAACTCTCAAATTATTGACTGCGTGATTGACATTATTACCGCAGCAAGTGGAGCAACCAATCTTAGTATCGGTGATACTGTGGGCGGTGCAGCGACAATTTTAAACACTTTCGGAAGTGGGACTGCTGCTGGTCGGGTTTACCCAACAACTCAGGCAGGTGGTGCATTAGCTTGGCAGGACACAGGTGTGGCAGACATTCGTTTGACTGCGACAGCTTCTGCTGCAACAAACGCAGGTCTTGTTCGCTTTACTATTCTGTATCAGCAGAACAATAACCTCGCATAGTAGGAGACTAACGTGGCTAATACAACTTTTTCAGGCCCCGTTCGGGCTGGTACAATTAAAAGCACAACAGGAACCATTGTAGGCACAAACGTGGCTAACATTGGTCAAGTTGTGATGTCGCAATCTATTATGATCTCTGCTGCGGTAGGTGTAGGAACAACTACTTACAATGTCGGTGTCATTCCAAATCAATCACAGCTACTCAGCGTCACAATAAGAGTGGCTGTAGTTAGCGACGCTGCGGGTAACGCGACTGTTTCCGTGGGTAAGACGGGCTCGGCTCAGTATCTAATTGCAAACACTAACGTAAAAGCTCTTGGCGAAACCTCGTCTATAGCAAATGGTGCTTTGGATGAAGCAGACCGTTTTGATTCTGACACCCAGATCACAGCTACATTAATATCTGCTGGGGGTACTGCTACCACGGGTCAAATTACTGTGACATTCACTTATATGCAGGCCAATGGCTTGTCAGATGCAACAGCAGCATAGGAGGCTAAAATGGCAGGTCCAATAAGAGCCTTTACACTAGCTGTAGCTAACTCTGGTACTACTATCTTTAACGGTAGAGCAAGGATTCGCAGTTTGGGTATCTTTGCAACAAGCGCAGTTACTTTTACTATTACGAATGGTAATGGCGGAGCTACGTTGCTTACAGGTGCTTTCCCTGCGGGGTATAATGAAATCTACATTCCAGATGATGG